GGTTCATATCGTCAGGCGCCTTATGAGGAAATCTCTAAGGACTTGTATGAAGCAATGCTACCAACAATTCCAACAAGTCTTGATTGGGATAGTTTAGTAGAAATCGAAGATAATGTAGAAGGTACACAAACACTCGCATGTACCGCTGGAGGTTGTGAAATATGAGTAGGATTCCAAAATTAATCTATTTGACTGTTATTATCTTTGCGTTTTTTACATATGGTATAAAGGCAAAAGCGGAAACAAATATCACCATCAGTAAAAGACACCAGATGATGCAAGTTGATACAGATTCGGGTTCATATCAATGGCCTGTTTCTACCGCAAGGAGAGGATACTATACACCAACTGGTACCTTTCATCCTTACTCATTACAACCAATGCACTACTCAAGGAAATATGACAATGCGCCGATGCCTCACTCCATCTTTTTTAGTGGCGGTTATGCTATCCATGCTACTCCACATACTGGCAATTTGGGGCATCCTGCATCTCATGGTTGTGTTCGGCTTAGTCCCGGTAATGCAGCAACTCTTTACGGGATCGTAAGGAATGATATGGAAGAAACTACCATTCGGATCACAAACTGATGAACTTGATCTTATTCTACTTGAACAACTACATCAATCAAGGAGAAATAAGAAAACAATCAAGAGAGTGAGAAAGCTCTTGAAGAATGATCCTGCCATTGATAAAGGTGAAGAGTATATTGATGGTAGGATCGCCTTCTTTGAGACAATGATACAAAACAAATCCTTACTAAGTAAGAAACAGAAGAAGAAAAAGAGGAACAGAGACCCAGACATATTAGCAAGGAATCCTGCCTATGAAATGTATAGACAAGTTCTATACGTTACCGTTTTTGGTTATAAGATGTTTACGGATTCAGTATCACATTATATGTCTTATTTCAAGAAAGGTAAAGACTAATGGCTGGAGAAAGAGCAGCTATATTTGGAAGGTTTATTGAAGGACTATCAGAAAGTGAGCTAGGCGTTTCTGAAAGAGAAGAGACCTATAGAATACTTTTAGAAGTTCTAGAAGAGTTTGACATCAAAGGAATCGAAGGATATCTAGACATTGATCCTGCTTTTGATGAAGTATGGAATGAAAAGTATCCACCAGAGATTGAAGATTTTGAGGAATGAATGATAACCGAGATTGTGAATTTTGAGAACGGTAGACTACAAACACCTACCGCTCCTTCATACAAATGTTCTATCTTCGGCAGTTACATATACACTTTAGACTTAGAAGCATTATCAAATCTAATACTAGAAAAGGAAGCAGAGATAACATCTCTTGATCTTCCTGAGAACTTGATTAGTCACGGTTATACTGGACTAGGTCCCAAGGCACTTACATCCAGATTTAAAGTGTTCAATGCTCTATCATGGGATCATCCTGAGATACACAAACTAAGACAAGAGATAAGATACATCTACAATATGTCATGTGATCATTTCAGGATTGACAAGAATGAAAAGGTGTATGTTCAGTGTTGGGCTAATGTGCTAAGGAAAGGTGAGAAGATGAATACTCACCGACACAGCGATAACACAGACGGAAGTTTTCTATCAGGACACTTTACGATTAGGTGTCAAGGCACAAAAACGGTATATGAGAATCCATTCAGTGACGTTATCAACTGGCCTGAGTATTACTCTTTCACTAACAGTCCTGGTCGTATCAGTATCTTCAACTCTTACATCTATCACTATACAACCGAACACAATGATGATAGCGAAAGAATAACTATGGCGTTTGATCTATTCTACAGAGAGCCGCCAAAGCAAGGTAAAATCATAGAACTATAAGTCTCATATATATTCATATGACATGGATATATGAAAAAGAACCCCTCACAGAAATCCCCGAAGGCATTATTGGCTTTGTCTACCAGATAACCAATCAAGCAAATGGTATGAAGTATATCGGTAAGAAGAACTTTTACTTTTCTAAGACCAAGCAAGTCAAAGGTAAGAAGAAAAGAATAAAGGTTGAATCCGATTGGCGTGAATACTATGGATCAAACAAATCTCTCGTTGAACATGTTTCGCTATTTGGTGAGAACAAGTTTGTCCGAGAGATAGTTCATCTTTGTAAGACTAAAGGTGAGATGACCTATTATGAAACCAAACACATCTTTGCCGTTGATGCTGTGTTATCAGAAAGATACTATAACGACTGGGTGATGTGTAGAGTGAGAAAGAACCACATAAAGAAGTGAGGTGTAATATGCAGGTAGTAGTCTATTCTAAAGATCAATGTGTTTATTGTGACAAGGCAAGAAACTTGCTCAAGACAAAAGCAGTGGAACACGTTGAGTATAAACTCGGTAAAGATTTCGAGCGAGATACACTCCTGGAAATGTTTCCACAAGCTCGATCCTTTCCGGTAATAACGGTTGACAAAGAGTTCATTGGCGGTTATAATGAGCTATACGATTTACTTCTAACATACTGAGGAATAGGAATGATTGACAAGTATGCCCTCAAGGAACAGTTACAGAATGGTGTAGTTACTGTGGTATTTGAGAAGAAAGATGGAACGGAACGCACAATGCGGGCTACTCTTTCCGATCTATATGTTCCGCAAGTCTTATCGGAATACGATGGCCAGGAAGCGAAGCCAGCTAAACAGTTGAATGATAGTGTTCAAGCGGTCTGGGATATCGATTCCGGCGGATGGCGCTCTTTTAGACTTGACAGTGTGAAGAAACTTATAGTAGAATGAAGGAGTGAATTATGCCTACTGAATTGCCGACAGCAACAAAGGAACAATCTATGCAGAATGTTAGAGTTATCAACGTAGGTGCTTCACAAACACCTATTAACTTTATGGACGGACTGGCTCTTTTGTTCATCGGTCTAAAGCTAACAGATCATCTAGAAAGCTGGTCGTGGGTAGAGGTTCTAGCACCTCTATGGGCGCCTTTCATGTTTCACTGGTTCGTAAAGCTAGTGGCTCAGACTTTCTTTACTGGCGAGGATGAAGAGTAATGTCGATGGATAACGGTATTTACGTTCTATTAACTGAGACAGAAAAAGGCCCAGAGTATCGGGTATCATACTCGTCCGCTATAGATAACATCTACGGCGTCTGGAATGCTGAAAGAGCTAAATATGAGGGAGACCTATCGGCGATAGCGTCTACCTTTTCCGAGTCAGAGGTCTATCATACCCTAAATGAGGCTCTTGACAAGGCAGAGGAAATAGAGAATGATATTGGATATACCGAAGACGGAATATGTGTGATTAGCGATTTCAAGGACTATAGTCACATCTTCAGTTGAGGAGAACATGGCGCAGATTAGAATATACGGAACCGCAAAGAAGATGGAAAGGCGTGAGATAAAAGAGGCTGCTTTGTTTTTTTGTGATCATCTGATGAAGCGCCTCAGCAAGACCATTCTTGTTAAAGTCCGATTGAGAAAGAACTTTTACAAGAATACCAAATGTTTCGGTATGGCCACGTGGACGGATATCGATGTCAAGAACCACAATCACAGAGAATTTGAGATAGATATAGAGGCTGATTTGGGTCACGTATATCTATTAAGAACACTAGCACATGAACTGGTTCATGTTAAGCAGTATGCCCGTAAGGAACTAGTTGACATGTGTTCAGGTAACTATCAGATGTGGAACCGAGTAATGTATAACGAGAACATCGTAGGATATAGAAACCTACCATGGGAGAAAGAAGCCTCTGAAAGAGAGAAAGTGTTATACCATCTTTGGCGAGAACATCAAGCTAAATCATGACAGAGGAGAAGAAAGTGAAAAAGTCGGCTGTGGTTAGACGACCTAAATTTGCTGATGAAAAGTATCTTGGACCAGAGCCCGAGATCACAGAAGATTCCACACAATCAGAGTTGGCCAGAGCATACAACTGGTTCAACTATTTCTATACAAGTGACGATGCCAAGGCATTCACTATATCCTACCTAAAGAGTATCAAATATGACAAACATGTTATCTCAAAGCTGGGAGCAGTCAAGTCCGTCGATCTACACAATATCGGATGGAACTGCCGACTACTACACACCGGAAATACCTTGCCAGACGGTGAGTGGGATCGTATTGAAGAAAGACTTATACTCTTATCCTCAAAGGTGTTGGATGTTTCGGAGAGTGAAGAAGAACAACCTACACAAAAAGTTGTATCAATACAGGATCGTATCAATGCGAAAGCATCGGATCTAATTGGTGAACTTGAAGAAGAAACCGATGTGTTCTTTCAAGAAGGAGTAATTCAGTTTGACATTAAGAAGTGGTCCCTTGAGAAGGGAATTAAACCGCAAATTGCGAAGAGGATTATCGAACACTTCCGTCCTCAATACGAAGAGATCGTTGAAGCCCAAGAAGGCAAAGACGCCGACCTTGTTGAAGCGTATAAAGGATGGCGTAAGCCAGTTCTTAAAATCATGGGTCTCTTTCTAAAGAAGATCATTGACCACATGACAGAGGTTGATGCTGCTGGTCAAGCTATTCGTAAGCCTCGTGCTAAGAAGATCAAGCCTGCCAGTGTTCTTGTATCTAAACTACAGTTTCTACCTGAGTTCAAAGAACTAAATATCACCAGTGTCGATCCGAAAGGAATTATCAATGCTTCGCAACTTTGGGTTTTCAATCCTAAAACTCGCAATCTTTCTGTTTATCATGCCGTGGGTCGTTCGGGCCTTTCTGTCAGAGGGACTACGATTACAGGATATGATACGGATGCTTCCCTCACTAAGAAAGTCCGTAAGCCAGAGCAAGTCATACCTCAAGTAATGAATGCTGGTAAGGTTGATCTACGCAGTATAATGAAGAACCTATCTACAACTGAAAGCAAGGCTAATGGTCGTATCAACAAAGACACGATCCTTTTGAGAGTGATCAAATAATGTGGAAGACAACTGAGATTGATGTAATCTGGACTTTTATCTACACAGGAATGTTTGTTGGTGTCTTTACAATTGGACTTTTGCTGTGGGCTATGTATCACGATTTAAAAAATAAGGAATAACAAATGACCGACAAGGTAATCGAGTTCCCAAAGCACAAAGTTGTTCGTGATATACCCGGTAATGTCTTAGAAGAAAGAGCAAGACGGGCTGATCAAAAGATGGCTGATGCTATTGTATCCGATCTCACAGCTATTATATTAACAGAGTTGGATAACTATGATGTCAATATTGAGGAGGAGTCTTTTGCTAAAGATGTTGTCCTTATGGTTGATACACTAAGAGCCACAGTGTATCGCCAGTTTGGATTTGAGCATCACCTACATCCTTACATTGAAAAGAACATCAAGATCATTTCCAAGAAAGATGCGGAAGCGATGGAAGACATGACCGAGGAACAGATAAAGAAGGTCATTGAAGATATGATGAAATCTAAACTTGACAATGATGACGAAGAATGATATCATAGGATATCAATAAAGGAATATATTATGTCTTATATGTTGGTTGACCTAAACCAGGTGCTGATCTCCAATCTTATGCAGCATCTAAAGCATGTGGCTAAAGCAAATGAAATCAGTGAAGACCTCGTGCGCCATATGTCTATCAATACAATCCGATCAAATGTAAAGCAGTTCAAGTCAAAGTATCCTAATGTTATCCTTTGTTGCGATAACAAGAAATACTGGCGTCGGGACGTCTTTCCATTCTACAAGTCACAGCGCAAGCATGACCGTGAAGCATCAGGTCTTGATTGGGGAATGATCTTTGATACACTCAATCGTATTCGTGACGATCTAAAAGAGTATTT